TGTTAATGTTGGGGTATTAGTTGGTGTTGTTGTTAAAGTTGGTGTATTAGTTACTGTTGGTGTAGGTGTGTTAGTTGGAGTGTTAGTTGGAGTTTCAGTTATTGTGGGGGTGGGTGTATTAGTTGGAGTATTTGTTGATGTTATAGTTGGCGTATTTGTTGGAGTATTTGTTGATGTTATAGTTGGCGTATTTGTTGGAGTAATTGTGCTTGTGTTTGTTGGTGTATTAGTTGGAGTTGTTGTTGGAGTATTGGTGGAAGTTATTGTTGGGGTTGGTGTAATAGTTGAAGTTACTGTTGGGGTGTTGGTTGGTGTTGGTGTTACAATTGGAGGATTAAAAACATAAGAAGTGTCAATTGAGAATGACATTTCACCATCGTAAATAATACTAAAATCGTCAAATACTGATTCACCATTCAGTAGAGAATAATCAGTATCGGTTATTTGAATAATAGACCCATTAGTTTCTCCTGCCAATATGGATATTGACGTATCAATTTGAATTGGGTCTCCCGATGTTAAATATATATAATTTCTTAAAATTAAAATAATATCTTTTTCAAGAGGTTGATCCATGTATAATTCATAGAGAGAGGATACCGAACCAGATGAATATGTTGCAAATAAAACAAAAGACACAGAATTAACAGGGAATGAATCTGTACATATTGATAATAAAGAACCGCTACTAACACCACTACCTGTTATTGTAAGTGATGTAAAGTTGACAGAATTTTGTATTAAGAATTTACCCCCACCTCCGGTAATAGGAGCTCCCGCACCGGAAAGAATTTGATTTCCTGATATTGTCGTAAAACAACTTGATGGTGATGAAATTGTTGGTATTCCCGTACCTGTATTAGTAGTGAAAACAAAATTTTCATTGTTAAGTTGTCCTGTTGCCGTTAAAAATATTGTAATATTATTTACAGGAGAACTAAAATTCATTGTATAACTAAATGGACCATTTTGACCTAACCATCTTGAATTTGCGGGAGTTGTAACATTACCACAACTAGTAAATGGATTTGCGTGTAATCCAACTGAACCGGTAAACGAATCGGTTATTGTTATTCCATTTATTGTTGTTGGAGGTACAACACTTGAATTACATGACAATACAGGTATTGATGGTTGAATTGAATCTGTACATATATCCATATAAGTACCACCAAGTCCTCCGGGACCCACAACGGTTAATGTTGTGAAAGAGGTTGAATTAGATATTTTAAAAATACCATTTCCGGCGGTACCTAAAGGGGTAAAAGGAGAGCAAGTTGGTGAAGTATATGCTGCCGTTATTGTATTACCGCTAATAATTGCGCAACAATAGTTACAAGATGATATTGAGGGAATCCCACTACCGGTATTTGTTGTAAATGTAAATGATTCTACAATTGTTGTACCAGAATCGTATCCATATAATCTTATTACAATATCATTTACAGGTACACTGAACGATAATGTATATGTAAATGGACCGACAGGACCGGGGGTGCAATTTCCTAACCAAATAGTGTTAATACTTGAAATAGGGGGAGGGAGTGGACACCCCATCCCAAGACCAGAATTTGGGTACGATCTAACACAACCGGTACTTGAGGCGTAAATTGTTACACCATTATATGTTACGGAATTACCCGATTGTGGTAACAATCCGGCGGTTGTACAAGACGGACAAATAGGTGTTGATGTTGGTGTTGGCGATGGCGGTGTATTTGTTGGTGTTAAAGTCGCGGTTTTAGTTGGAGTGTTTGTATTTGTTGGTGTATTTGTTGGAGTTGCAAAAGGGAATGATAAGGTCGGTGTAGGTGTTTGAGTGGATGTTGGTGTTGGATAACATAATCCAGATGTTGGTGTAGGACTTATTTTCGGTGTTTTGGTTGGAGTTGGAGTTTTACTTGGTTGAGGACATCCACATGGGTTTGTACAAGTTTCACTTGGTGTCGGAGTATTAGTTGGAGTTATTGTTGGTGTTGATGTAGTTGTTGGAGTTGGGGTTGGTATTTTACATGGATCAACGGTTAAAGTAGGTGTCACAGTTGGAGTAACTGATGGTGTTTGTGTTCTTGTAATTGTAGGAGTCGGTGTTGGTGTAGGTGTAGGTCTAACAACTTGCATTATATTCGGACAATCCGTATTACAACTTCCATCAGTACCTAAAACTAAAATTGTGTACGTACCATATATTTCTCTTGGTGGATTTAATAATGATGAATCAAACAAATATGGTAAAAGATGATTACCCAAATTAATAACAACATTGTCATTATCAGGTTTGAATAAAATGGTTGCAATTTGACCATTGAATGTAATACTACTTATTAATATGGTTTGACTCATCTTCGTTTACATATAAATACATTCCTGAATTATTTTATATGAAATAATTCGGATCAACAATATTTCCATTAGGGAAAGATGCGTTAACCTCATATATTAAAGTACCACTTGGCCATGAGTCCCATAAGTTAAAATATGTTGGGTTATTAGGGTCGGTAGGTTGTATCCAATATGACCCAAAACTTTTAGTGAAATATTGTACCTCTTTTAACCCATTTGGATTTATAAAATTCACAAAATCCATCCAACCAAAATCACAAGTAGTTGCCGATAAACTTGGTATAACCGTAAGAGGGTTTCCTGAATATGGTATTGTTTGTGTTGAATAATATGGTATGCTTAAACCCGCCCCACCAAAATAACCCAAAGGTTGTGATGGGGTATAACTATTAATTTTTACGTAATTAGCAAATGGATTGTCAAACCTTAACCCATTGTTTGTGGTGGTATTTATATTTGGTGAAGAAACAGAATTGTTTATTATTTGGGTGTAAGAATCAGTAATTGCATAACAATTATTACAATTGTTTAATGGATATTGATTTGTTATATTTGCCAAATTAATTGTCATTGTGTATGCTCCCGGACCACCTCCTGTGGTTACAACTGAGGTTGGGTGTATATTATAATTGGTAACAGTATATTGATTATCACCACAAGTACTTATTGATGATAAAGGAATAATATGTCGGAATACAATGTATGTATAATATTGAATTGTTGTTGGTAAAGGTGGGGTAGGTGACCAACCTGTTGAATTATACGTTGATATATAACTGTTATAATAAACGTCACGATCACTTATAGATGAACAAGTTATTGTTATTATTGATCCTACTTTTGTGACATTAATGGTATTACCTGTTGCCTGACAATTTGATGGTGGACCATAACCAACACCACTACAGTTCGGGTTAAATGAGGTAAAATTATTACCATTAAAACCTCCAAGAGCGTAGTAAGTTGAGTATGGATAATATGCGGTACCGTCTGAACTATTAAATGTTGGTAAGTATTGATTTGTTACGGAATGCATGAATTTGAAAATGTCTTCGTTATCGTATGAAGGACAACCAATAACCGTACCTTTTACATTTAAAATATTACAAATTGGATCCGCAGAAAAAGTAAGTGTTGATGCCGATATTTTGAAAGGTGTATTAGTTGATAAACAAGTATCACAGTCAAAACTTTCTAAACAAGTAAAATATAAATCCCAACTAGTTTGTGTTATACCTGAATTTGGTATTACTTCTAATATTAAATAATCACCATTATTAATAACGAAATTACTCAAATTGATTGGTTTTGCATAATAGGATGGGGCTTGACCCGTTTCTAAACGTTTAGGTATTGTATTAACAGATAAGTCACTGTCTCCCGGAACAGATTGACCGGTTGTTAAATATTCAACAACAATAGGACTATTATAGTTAGTTCCGTCTTGGTTTACAAATGTTATTTTTAATGTGTCAGGAATTGACTCACCTTTGAATGCATATGCAAAATAAGGTTGTGTAGGATCCAAAGCAAATGTTGTGGATAAAGTACCAGCGGGAACTAAAGAACCTGGAGAGGTAATATATGATTTTCTACACTTATAATGACCAACTTCTGTACAATTTTCACAACTAAAAGATTGTACTGTTATATCAAGATTAGTAAAACAATCCAAATTGGCCTCTGTTGTACCACTTGCCCCTGTTGAAGTATATGTTATACCATTAATTATAATTGCTTGAAGAACTGGGGTATATTGTCCGGCCGGTAAAGGTGGCGATCCTGCACCTGTTAATGGGTGTGTAACAGTGTATGGTGTGAAACCAGCAATCAAAGGTCCAAATCCACTTACAAGTTGGATATTACCTAAAGAATCGTACCAATAAATAACATATGATGTAATAGAACCACAACCACCTGTTATACTACCCACAACTAATTGACCAACCGTATTTGAACTATATGTGTCAAACCCTAACCCACATGGTGGTCCACATAAATTATTTGTGTTGTTTGGTGATAGTGTAATTGTTGGAGTTGGAGTATTAGTTGGTGTTTTTGTTGGGGTTGGGCTAACAATTTGAGTATTTGTTGGGGTTGGTGTTGGTGTTATAATAATATCTGAAATAAAATTATCCACAGGACAAATGTAAGTATTACAATCAGGGCAGTCAGGGTCGAACATATTGAATCTGTCTTTTAATATTTTGAAATTGTGTTTTACTTCAGACGCATCTAATGGATCAATATACATTCTGAATTGTGAAATGCCACCTTCAAAAGTACCACCAAAATTTTGTTCTAATAATATATTAGTTCTCATTCCTGCCAATGTTGTCCCACTAAGAACATTCGGTGGGAATAATTCGGGGTCTTGAATATAATCAGTGTAAGGTAAAGTACAAGATGAGAAAACTAAATTTTCTCGTAACCCTTGAGTTCCCCCACCCCAAGATATATTAAAAGGTACACCAATTTGTCTTTCTTTATCAGTATCTAATGGTCTTGGTATAATTTCCTCAAAGTTTTCAATCGTAAAGAAAGGTTTTCCATTTACGTAGATTTTTAATCTACCCATTCTAAACTCTAAATCATTTAACCATTTTTGGTTAAGCTTTACTAATTCTATTTGTTCAGGATCAATACTACAATTTTCGTGAGTGTACGGAGGTTTTATTAATTTTGTGGTATCATTTACTAATGAATCCAAATATTTTATTTCTGTTATATCTCCTAACCCTCCTCTCCATTGTAGATCACAAGTATCTAACCAAGTATAACGTCTCCAAACGACATCAACCATCAACCATTTTTCAACATCAAAAAATTCATTACATTTTGTTAAACAATAATCATATATCCCATTTGGAGAGCAATATGTGTCGATTGTGTATCCTGTCATATGTGTTATACCTGTTGTAGCACAACTTCCTGTTGTAACACAGTCACCGGTAAATCTTAATGCTTTTACACATATTCTTGGGTTTCTTGGATCCCCTGAAAATTTAACAGAAAATGCGTTAGACAATGAATCCCATAAAGGATCTTTTTCACAAGTATCTTCTATTGAGGTATACCCTGTGGTTGCACAAGTAATACAATCGATACATTCATCACACGTATCACAATCAGGACATTCATGTTCACATACCGGTGTGGTTTCACAATAAATAGGTGTAGGTGTTGGGGTAGGTGTTGGGGTAGGACTTGGTTCACATGGTTTACACAATAATGGTACAATTGGCATTGGTGTTGGTGTAACACCTGTTATTAATGCACATGGGTGAGTTTTACATTCCCATCCACAAGTACCGCAAGGTTCCTCACCACAATCACAACCACAATAACGTTTTTGTTCTTTACAAACGTCACATCCATAATTAAGGTGGTAATCATGAATTCCATCAACAGATCTTGGTGGATATACAAATATACATCTACTATTTGTTACTCCTGTATTACAACAAGCACAAGTTACTAAACAATCTGCTAAATCAGAAGTAACTCTTGTATATCCCGTGAAACATTTTGGGTGACCATCAGCGTGATGATAAAATTTATTTTCCGCTCTCGTACCTAAATAGAAAAAAGTATTTTTATTATCGGGATAAATTTCATTAAGTGTTGTTTCTCCCGTTGAAATAATTTTGTCGTTTAAAATTCTCGGTTTCAATAACATTTCAACTGACCAACCCTTGTTGGTTCTTTCAGGTAAAACTTCATAATCATAACCAAATAATTTGTAAAACCCTTGATAAAACCCACCATATAACTTATGAAACTTTCCAACATTTGGTTCTGTTGCACTTTCTATTTCATATAATGTAGTTTTAGAGATACCTGAAAATCTATTATATTGCGAAGTATATCCCGTAACTTGGAACATCTTCATTCTTCTATCAAAATAAGTTCTTTGGAATTTTTCAGTTTGATTAAATAATCCATTAGTAAATGTGATTGTTTGACCAACTAAAGATGTTACCAAACCATTGTCCATTCCGACTAAACCTATATCACAAGCACTTTGAGCACTAAAACAAGTAAGATCTAAATTATCGGGGTTATAATAGTTTTCAGAAACAACTAAATTTCTAAAATCATATTGACCATAAGTGAGTGTTAAATTTTGTCTGGTGTTTGAACTATTTAAATCATAATAAACAGGTAATCTATTACCATATGTTTGTGCAATAAGATACGGGGAAAACACAACCTCTTGGTTGTAGTCCACCTCATCAGACGCTAAAGACATATCTGACGAATCCAACGCAAAACTTATTTTTAGTTTCGAGTACACATATTGATTAATGTTCTGTTGTGCCATCTTTTTTTTAATAAATACAGCAAACGAAGTATTTATTGTAAAAAATACTTATGATGAGTAAAATTACTGACGAACTTAAAAAATACAAAAACGCGGCAACTAGTGAGGCGAAAGAAACTAGATTGTTGGTTAAGATATTGATGTCAGCGGCGAAAGAGTATAAAAAGGATAAAAAGTTTAAATTAGATAATGAGGATGTACAATTTATAAAAGATCAATCACAAGACCTTTTAAAATTAATTCCTTTAATTGTTATTCAAATTTTACCCGGTGCTACCATCGCCACTCCATTTATTGTTGAACTAAGTAAAAAATTAGGAATTAAATTAAATAGTAAAATTCCTGAAAAACACAAAGAAAAAAAATCGGGAGGTGAGATTGATGAATTAGTAAATTCTGATGGGTCTATGATTGGAAAATCAACACCAATGTTAGATTTAGGCATGCATCCAAGAAAAACAATGGACCAAACGGTTATTGCCACAAGACAAACAAATAACCCTGCCGTTAGAGGTTATAGAGTTTACTATGGTGAATCTGAAGAAAAAGATGATGAAAAAATGTTAGATGAATATAATTTGAAACCTACGTTTGCTTATGATGAAACAGAAGATGTTTCAACATATGAGAAAGCGGATGAAGTATTAATTGATTTAGGGATAGAAGATGATTGTGAAAGACATGAAAGATTGGAAGTTTTAGGTTTTGATCCTGAGTTAGACGATCAACTAGAAGATGAAAAGGAACACGGTGAATGTGAAGATTGTTTCACTAAAAGAAGATTGGCCGAATTAGAAAAACAAAAGATGACCAAAATGATTGATGAAATAATAGTTGGTAAAAAAAGTAACGATAATGATTTCGTAAAAAAAACAAAAGAAGAAGAGGATGAGGATAAATCTCCAATTAGTAAAATATTAATGAGAAACATTGAATCAATTAAAAAAATTGCAGAAAAAGAAGGTATATCATTGAATAAACTATTTAAACATTTTAGACAAAGTGAATAAGGAATTATACGGTAAAATGATACCACTACCTAAAGAACTTTTAGAATATCTAGGACAATGTTTTGATCAGGTACCTAATTCTGACGCTTCAGTAGAAGGTCATAAAAGAAATGAATTTTTAAGAGATAGAGGACAAGCGTCTTTCCAACAATTAGAAAGAATTGAAAATTGGTTTAACTATTATGACGGAGAAAAAGAATCCGCACCATATATTTTAAATGGTGGTGATTATATGAGAAGTTGGGTAACTCAAACAATAGATGGTTTAAGAAGAGGAACAACAACTCCCGAAATAACAAATGATGTTATGCCTGACGATGTTAATGACGATCTTATTGATGACATGGGATGGTTGTCAAATATGAATAGAGATGTGAAATCACATAAAGATGTGAATGATGATATAAAAATCACAGAAGCCTTAAGAAGGATAAACGACATAATGAAAAAAATAATTTAATATGCCAGTTACAGAACCACTTAATTTTAGTCAACCGGATAATGAGTTGTCTCAAATTGCCGTACAACAAAGATCAAAATTATTCCCAAAGAATGATTATAAAGATACGAATAAATACTCTTCAACTAACCCTGATGCAATTGCCGATGGTGATGAATTAGGAAAAGGTACTGGTGTATTTTTAGATACCGTTAATGGAGGATCTTCAATAGATGCCCTTGAGAGAAAAAATGGTATTAAAGTAAATGAATATCAAGCTAACAAACCATATACAACTCCTTCGGCGTAATGAAACTTTACAATACTTTAAAAGATATTATTCTTGAGGTAGTTGCCGTTAATTCAGTTACAGACACAATTAAAAAGAAACAAAAAATTGTGGTGTACTATGATGGTGATGAACCAGGAGGTAAAGGTTTGCGTTTAATTGAACCTGTATGTTTTGGGTATAGTAAAGCCGATAACCCTGTTTTAAGGGCTTGGGATTTAGAAGGAGCGTCTCACACCGCATATAAAGGAGAACAACCTTTACCGGGATGGAGATTATTTAGGTTAGATAAGATATTAACTTACAAACCATCAGGTGAAAATTTTGATTCACCAAGACCCGGATATAACCCAAGAGGTGACAGAAGTATGAACAGAGTTATTATTAACGCTGTTTTTGATGAAGGAGTGGAACCAACAATAGAAAGCTCAATAAATGATATTGTTGCTACTGTTGTTAATTCAATGATAAACAATATTATTCAAAAAGAAGGAGAAGAATATTTGGTAAATGTTGATCTATCTAAGGCGGCAGAATCTTATAGACAAATTTATCAAGAATTAGAAAGAAGATTAAATAGAAAATTAACACCCGAAGATAGAGATAACTTCAGAAGTCAAATACAAGATTTAATTCGTCAGTCACAAGATTTAGTAATAAATAATATAAAATAAAAAATGGGAGCAGAACAAGATTTAATACAAAAATTAATGATTTCTAAACAAATTATGGATAAACATAATGGTATGAGCAGAAATCAAACTCAAGGTAATGTATTGTCTTCACCTATGGTAGAAGAATTTTCACCAGTACAAGCCAATTATAATTTACCACCCGATTTGTTATCAGAAACAAATACGGCACCAACTAAAATTAATACAGAATTACCAACATCAGATAGAATTCTTAATTCAAGATTACCCGATGAAATTAAAAAATTAATGATGGAACATCCAATACAACAACCAAATATGGGTGTTTCCACGGGTTCTGTTTTATCTAATGAACTAGTTGAAAAGGCATCAAGATTAATGAATACAAATGCGAAGGGAGACACCATTCAACAACGTAAACCACAACAACAAATTAACGAAAGTATCCCAACCAACAATAATTTAAAAAATATTATTAGAGAAACAATGGAAGAAGTTTTAAAAGAGAACGGTCTACTTGTTGAATCAGAATCAAAAAGTAATGATCTTTTTAAATTCAGAGTTGGTGACCATATCTTTGAGGGTAAGATTGTTAGAGTTAAAAAAGTTTCCAAATAAAACAATTCATAATTTAATTTATTTCCCCATTCTCTTTGAGTTTGGGGTTTTTTATTTTTGGGGTTGATATTAATCTATTAATTGATTATATTTCTAATAAATTTATATTTTATTATGACAAAAATTAATGTATTAGTTCTCCCAAGTGACAAATCTGGTGTAGGAAAGTTTAGGTCAGTTGACCCCCATGTTATGTTACAAAATATGTATCCTGAAGATTTTCATATAGACATTGACTACGAACCAAAAGTTATGGATCAAAACTATTGGAAAAAATATCAAATTGTACACGTACATAGAAATATTGGGCAGACGTATGAAGAGACACCAAAATTGATTGAGTGGTTAAAATCAAATGGTATTATAGTAATTGTTGATATTGATGATTATTGGTTACCGACAAAAGAACACCCAATACACCAATTAATTATACAAAATAAAATTCATCAAAAAATTATGGATAATTTAAAGGTTGCATCTTATGTTACAACTACAACTAAATTATTTGCAGATGAGATTAGAAAATATAATAAAAATGTTGAGGTATTTGCTAACGCCATTAACCCGAAAGATCCACAGTTCAATGAACAAACATTATCATCTGACAAAATAAGAGTTGGTTGGTTAGGTGGGTCATCTCACCTTCACGATTTAAAATTGATGAGTGGGTTTGTTTCAAAATTATCTCCACTACAAGATAAATTACAATATTATGTTTGTGGTTTTGATACAAGAGGTACGGTTACGGAAATTAATAAGGAAACAGGTCAACAGACACAAAGAGCAATTAAACCTGAGGAAACTGTTTGGGCAAGATATGAAGAAATTTTCACCGACAATTATAAAATTGTAACACCAAAATATAAGGAATTCTTAAGTAAGTTTGAAGAAAAAGAATTTTTTGGGTGGGAAAATGAAAACTATGTAAGAGTATGGACAAGACCTGTTACAACTTACGCAAAAAACTACGCTAAATTTGATATCTCATTGGCCCCAATCCAAAACCACATATTCAATAGAATGAAATCTCAATTAAAAGTTATTGAGGCAGGATTCTATAAGAAAGCATTAATTGCTTCTAATGTGGGTCCATATACGATTGATTTGAAACACGCATTACACCAAGGTCAATTTACGGATGGAAATGCATTATTAGTAAATGAATCAAACAACCATAGTGATTGGGCAAAAAATATAAAAAAATTAGTAGAAAACCCAAGTATGATAGTTGATTTGGGTGAACGATTATATGAAACAGTTAAAGATAGATACGATCTTAATAACGTAACAAAAGAAAGAGCAGAATTTTACAAATCCTTAATTAAATAAAAAATGATTAACGTACCAATTACAAAAATTTTATTCCTTGATATTGAAACAGTTGGAATATCAAAAGATTATGACACTTGTGTAAAAGAATATCCAAGATTAGGTGAACAATTTGACAAATACTTTGATTGGTTCTTAAAAAGATTTCCGGAAGACCAATTGATTGGTAAGAATGAAAACGAAAGAAAGAATTTAATCTTCTCAACAAGAACCGCATTGGTCCCTGAATTTGCTAAAATTGTTTGTGTGAGTGTTGCTTTCGTAACAGATAAGAATGAAGTTAAAAAACAAACATTCTCAAACGATAATGAAGAAACACTTTTAAGTGAACTTCAAACATTGTTAAATCGTTGTGGTAAATTAGATTTCCATTTATGTGGTCATAACTTAAAGAATTTTGATATTCCAATGATTGCTAAACGTATGATTATTAATGGATTAAAACCATCATCAATTTTACCATCATATGATACTAAACCTTGGGAGATCAAAGCAATTGATACTAAAGATGTTTGGCAATATGGTGCATATACCGCAATCGGATCATTGGACTTAATGTGTTCGGCGTTAGATATTCCAACACCAAAAGGTGGGGAAGTAACGGGAGATAAAGTTCATGATTGTTATTGGAACAAAGGTATGTTAAAAGAAATTGGGGAATACTGTGAACGAGATGTTGAGGTTCTGATTGATGCAATCATAAAATTAAAACAATTAAAATAATGAACGATAATAAAGTTGATGAGTTTGAGGAAATGCTCAAACGAGTTAGTACTCTTGAGGCAGCGTTAGATGATGATGGTGAAATAGAAATTGATTATGATTCCATAATCCAAGAATTTGGTTTAGATGTTGAGGAATTGGAAAGAGCAATGGAATCCATGCAACCCACAATTAAATTACATTATAGTAAATCTAATTCAGGATCAACATCCCCATCATACGCATACCAAACAGATTCGGGAATGGATTTATTTTCTACCGAATCAATCACATTAAAACCTTTTGGTAGAGGTTTGATCCCAACGGGAATACATTTTGATATACCTGAAAATTATGAAATACAAGTTAGATCAAAAAGTGGTTTGGCATTAAATCAAGGATTGATGGTTTTAAATTCTCCCGGCACTGTAGATCAAGGATATACTGGTGAAATAAAAGTTATAATGTTTAACACGACTAGTAATCCCGTAGAAATTAAACAAGGTCAGAAAATTGCTCAAGCAGTTATGACACCTGTAGTTTGTGGTAAATGGATTGAATTAACTGAAGTGGATAATGTTACCTCGAAAGATAGAGAGGATAAAGGGTTTGGAAGTACAGGAATATGATTACGATTGGATATAGTACAAAATCAACAAAACCAAATTTTATAAGTCACATAAAAGAAACTTGTGGTTTAGACAATGTCCAAATCATTGAGAAAATTAATAATGGTGATAAATGTTTATCTGCAACTTATAATGAAATTTTGTCCGAAAGTTTAAATGATATTGTTGTTTTATGTCATGACGATATAATATTTGAAAAACCATATTGGGCAAAAAGAGTTATTGAACATTTCACAAAGAGACCTGAATTTGGGGTTCTTGGAGTTGCGGGAACAAGATACTATCCTTCTACTGGTATGTGGTGGGAAATTACTTCTGAAATGGTTGGTCAGGTTTACCACAAACATAATGGTAAAAAATGGTTATCATCATATAACGATCCTTTTGGAAACAAAGTTATTGACACCGTTATTATTGATGGTGTTTTTATGATGATAAATAAGAAAAAAATATTTACAACATTCAATGAAGAAGTTGAGGGGTTTCACTTTTATGATACCACATTTTCATTTGAAAATCATATTAACGGAGTTAAGGTTGGTGTAGTTTCAAATATCCCAATTACTCACCTATCAATAGGTATGACGAACGATCAATGGAATAAAAATAGAGAAAAGTTTATTGAAAATTATAAGGATCACTTACCTAATATTTTAGAGAATAACCTACCGGTTAATCCCCAAAACAAAAAACTTCCTTTGGTCTCTGTAATTATGCCAGTTTATAATTATGGAAAAATGTTTCAAAAATCTATTGAGTCGGTATTCAACTCAACTTATAAAAACTTTGAACTAATCATTGTTAATGATGGGTCTACAGATGAATATATTATAAATAAATTAAATTCTCTATCTAACCACCCTAATATAAAAATTATTAATCAAGAAAATGGTGGTCCGGCAAACGCAAGAAATAACGGAATAAAAAATTCAAATGGAGAATATATTTTACCATTAGATTCTGATGACATGATCTCCGCAGAATATATTCAAACTTGTGTTAATATTATTAGAAAAGATAAAAAAATTAGTCCTGTATATTGTGATACAAATCATGTTGGTCAAATAAGTGGGGTTGAGAATAGACCTGAATGGTCAAAAGAAAGATTAATACAAGGTCCATTTATTGTTAATTGTTCAATGTTTACAAGAGAATCTTTTGAAATGTGTGGAGGATATGATGAGGAAATGAAAGGATGGGAAGATTATGATTTATGGGTTAGAATGATGAATAATGGTTTTGTTGGTAAAAGAATACCAAAACCATTGTTTACCTACTATCACCACGAAAAAGATGGGACCGTGTCAACAGAAGCAAATAAAAATACGAAAGAATTATATGAATATATAATGTCTAAAAATAATATATTTAAAAATGAAAATAACTGATTTTTTTGATAAAACATTTTGCATTAATTTAGAAAGAAGATCTGATAGATGGGAAGAATGTCTTATAGAGTTTAATAAATACGGATTAACAAATATTAATCAATTTAATGCTGTTGACGGTAAAGAATTACCACAGGTCATATCAGGGTTTGTTACACCATCAAGATTGGCATTAGTTTTAACTAATATGAAAATACTAGAAGAAGCGTTAGAAAATAATTATAAATCAATATTAATTTTAGAAGATGATGTTGAATTTAACCATCAAGTTATTGATATGGAAGATTATTTTAAAATGTTACCCGATGATTGGGATATGTTATATTTTGGGGGCAACCATAATACTCACATGAATGTAAAACCCCCAATTATAGTTAATGAAAAAGTTTGTAAATTACATAAAACATATAGTACTCATTGTGTTGCAATTAATGGTAAATCAATTAGTAAAGTGTATGATAGAATAAAAAAACGTGATAATGCTCTTGATGTTATTTATGTTGAGTTACAAAATACGTTAAACGTCTATTCATTTTATCCTATGATTGCAACTCAGAGAGTTAGTTTTAGTGATATTGAAAATAGAGTAACTGATTATAAATGGTTAATAAAATAATTATGAAAGTTTCAATTTGTATACCATCATATGATAGTGATGGCAGTAACCTACATTTATTAAGTAAAAATATACAATCTTGTATATCTCAAGATTATAATGACTATGAAATTATTGTATCAGATCATTCACCTGGTGACAATGTAAAAAATTTAATTTATAATTTTAAAAGTGATAAAATAAAATACATTAAAAACTCAAACAATATTGGATATCCCGCACACAATACAAATAATGCAATTTTAAATTCAAGTGGGGAATTTATTAAAATAATGAATCAAGATGATTATTTTAATAATAATTCTGTTTTAAGAAATATGATGTTGTTAACTAAAACCCATAAGTGGGTCCTTAATGGTTTTACACATTTAAAATCGGGAACTGATATTTTTTATAACCCAAAAATACCAAGAATAAATGGAAATGGAATTCATTTATTGGACGGTATAAATACAATAGGATGTCCTAGCGTTGGATTGATTCCAAAGGGAGAGCTAATTGATGTGGATGTTACATATATGATTGATTGTGAGTTATGGTATCGGTTATTTATTAAATATGGATATCCGGGAGTTGTTAATGATCATAATATTATTATTGTTATGGGGGACCATAATTTGAGCACTAAACTAATAAATGATAGTAAATCTATGATTTTAAAAGATAAAGATTATTGTTATAAAAAATATAAACTATGAAAAATTTAAATTTATTTGTACCTAAATTCAGAAATGATGAAATTATTGAACATATAACAGAATGTTTAGATAAAGGATGGACAGGTCTTGGATTCAAAACCGTTGAGATTGAATCCAAATGGAAAGAATATACTGAACTACCTCACGCCCATTTTATAAACTCAAACACATCTGGGCTTCACTTGGCAATTAAAATACTTAAAGATTCAAATAAATGGAATGATGGTGATGAAATCATCACAACACCTATGACATTTGTTTCCACAAATCACGCAATAAATTATGAAAATCTAAATCCTATTTTTGCGGATGTTGATGATAACTTATGTTTAGATCCAAAATCGGTTGAAAGTTTAATAACTAAGAAAACAAAGGCGGTTATTTTTGTCGGTATAGGAGGTAATACCGGTCAATTAAATGAAATTATTAATTTATGTAAAAGAAAAAAACTTAAATTAATACTTGATGGAGCTCATATGGCTGGGACATTTATGAATATAGATGGAGAAGTAAAACACGTAGGTCATAATGTTGACGTGTCAGTTTTTAGTTTCCAATCAGTAAAAAATTTACCTACGGCGGATTCAGGAATGATCTGTTTTAAAAATGAGGATTACGATACATTAGTACGAAAATTATCTTGGCTTGGTATAGATAAGGATACATATCAAAGATCTAATGATAAAGGAACATATAAATGGGAATATGATTTAGTTGATGTTGGATTTAAATATCACGGTAATTCTATTATGGCATCAATGGCCTTAGTAGGTTTAAAATATTTAGAAGAAGATAATTCACGTAGACGAGAAATTTGTAAAATGTATGAAGAAGGATTTAAAAACACAGATATTAAATTTATTTCTACCCACAAAGATTGCATTAAACCTTCAAGACATTTATTTCAAATTGTTGTTAACAATAGAAATAAAATGATGGAACTCTTAAATGGATATGGTATTTACCCTGGAGTACATTATAGAGACAATATGTTATATAAAATGTATAAAAGTAATTACGGTTCTTGCCCAAACTCACATAAATTATCCGAACAAGTAATATCATTACCATTACATATGTTTTTAACAAATGATGATATTAAATATATTATTGAGATGGTAATATTATCAAATAAAAATTTAAATTAATATGGAAACTTTAGTTATTTTAGGATCGGCCGGTTTAGCAAAAGAGTTTTTTTTATATATAAAAAGATCTCAACCTCAGATTAAAAATTTTATTTTTGTTAATGATCTTAATGATGGTCAAAATGAAATTGTAATATCCGGAATTTCATATCCTGTTGTTAAAGATTGGAAATTTGATTCAAATTACTTTTTTACGGTTGCGGTGGGAAGTCCTAAAATAAAAAATCTTTTAGTTCAAAAAGCATTAGATAGTGGGTTAATTCCCGCACCAACTTTTGTTGATATAGACGCCAAAATATTAGATAACACTATTAAGCTGGGTGTTGGGGGAATTATCTCACCCGGATGTATTTTAACTACAAATATAAGTATCGGAAATTATACGACATTAAATTTAAATACAACAGTAGGTCATGACACAGTTATTGGTGATTTTGTGACAACTAACCCCGGTGTTCATATTTCAGGACATTGTAATATTGGAGATATGAATGAATTTGGTACAGGATCAATAGTAAGAGATAGGTTAACAATTGGTAGTAATAAAATGTTTGGGGCTCAAAGTGCAGTTGTAAAATCTTTATTAGATGATAACCCTGAAATTTTTGTAGGTGTCCCAATTAAACTTTTAAATAAAAAATAATGGGATTTGTAAGTGTTAAACTTATGGGTGGATTGGGAAATTATTTATTTCAAATTGCATCTTCATATTCTAAATCAATTGACGATAATTTAAATTTTATACTAGATATAAATGACATTACAATTGTACATTCAAATCCAAACAACTATAAAAATAATATTTTTAGGAAATTAAATTTCCAACCATTAAATGAATCTTATTCACATTATAAAGAACCATCTTTTAATTATAATGCCATACCAAAATTTAATAATAACACAAAAATGGTTGGGTATTTTCAAAGTGAGAAATATTTTTTAAATAACCAAGAAAAAATACTTAACATTTTTTCTATTGATGATTTAACCAATAATTTACTCGAAACAAAATATGGTGATATATTAAATCACAATACTTGTTCTATACACGTAAGAAGAGGTGATTATGTTAGATTAAATCAATATCATCCACCACAATCAATTGAATATTATAAAGAATCGATTAAAATTATTGGTGAGGATTCTCATTACTTAATTTTTTCGGATGATATAAATTGGTGTAAAGAAAATTTATCATTTATAAAAAATAAAACTTTTATTGAGGGTAATGATGATTATCAGGATTTATATTTAATGTCCATGTGTAAAAACAATATTATTGCAAATTCTTCATTTTCTTGGTGGGGGGCATGGTTAAATAAAAATGAAGATAAAAAAATCATATCACCAAAATTATGGTTTGGTGAAAAAAATAAACATTTAAACAGTAATGATATATACTGTAAAAACTGGATTGTGATATGAAAGAAATTAAACCAACTCTAATAGGAGGTATTCCAAATAAATTAGGAGATTTAGAAAAAAAAGTTATTGTATACGTAGACCAATATGGTATTAATTTAGACCATTATAATCATAATGATTACGATTATAAAATTTATTGGCAAATTGAGGGTCAAGGAGTAATACCTAGAAGAGAAAATAATATAAGTTTCCCAATACAACATAAAAATAAATTTGATCTTATTATTGCAAGTGACCCGACAATATTAAATGAGTGTTCAAACTCAGTTGTTTTCCCATTTGGGGATTGTTGGATTCCATTAGATGATCAAAAAATACATGATAAAAATAAATTACTTTCAATTATCGCATCTTCAAAAAATGAATTGCCAGGTCATAAATTAAGACATTTAACAATAAATAATATTGGTAATAAAATGGACATTTATGGTAGATGTTGTAATTATGTGGAAAATAAGACGGACGCTTTAAAAGATTATATGTTTTCAATATGTACAGAAAATTTACAAATTGAAAATTGGTTCACCGAAAAATTAATTGATTGCCTTAGAACGGGAACAATTCCTATATATTGGGGATGTCCAAATATTGGAAAGTATTTTAACCTTAATGGTTTTATAATTGTTAATTCAATAGAAGAAATTATTGATGTTGTTAACAATTTATCCGAAGATCAATATTTTTCTAACTTAAAATATGTGGAGGAAAATTTTATTAAATCCGCTCAATATGGTAGTAATTTATTTGAAAGAGTTGATAACGAAATAAAAAAAATAGTGAAATGAATAAAATAGTAGTAACAGGAGGATCTGGATTAGTTGGTAAATATTTAAAAAAATATCTACCTGAGGCAATTTATTTATCATCAAAGGATTTTGATTTAACTACTGAAGTGGGAGTTAGAAATATGTACCTAAAGTATAAACCGGATGTCGTTATTCACTTGGCGGCAAAAGTTGGTGGAATTATAGATAACATTAATAAACCCGCGGAGTATTATACTGAAAATGTAATGATGAATACATTATTAGTTGATTACGCATATAAAATGGATGTAAAAAGATTTATCGGTATTTTAAGTACTTGTATTTTTCCTGATGTAATGGAGACATATCCAATGAAAGAGGAAGATTTACATTTAGGTCCGCCAACGTTAACTAATTTTTCATACGGATATGCGAAAAGAAGTTTAGCGGTTCAAATAGATGCGTACAACAAACAGTATAATACTAAATACCAATACTTAACTCCATGTAATTTATATGGTGTTGGGGATAAAGATCATGAATCTAATAGTCATTTCATAACGGCATTGGTAAAGAAAATATTTGACGCCAAACAAAATGGTGAAAAATCAATAACTTTATTTGGAGATGGATCTCCATTAAGACAATTTATGTTTGCCGATGATTTCGCCAAAATAATTTATCATGTTATCTCTGATGAAATTTATGATAGTTTTAATGTTGCAGGAAATGAAAATTTAACAATTAAAGATATGGCTAATATTGCATTAAATTCATGTGATTCAGAATTTTTAGAAATTAATTGGGATTTATCTAAACCAAATGGACAACATAGAAAAGACGTATCCATAGAAAAATTAAAATCTTTACTACCTAATTTCAATCCCTTATCATTAACGGAAGGAATAAAAATAGTATATAATAATTATTATGATAAAATTAGTTAATGACACAATAAATAAAGATGATGTAAAATCCCTATGTGAATGGTTATTACAAGATGAAATACCTCGTTTAACTAAAGGTGATTTAACATTGAATCTAGAATCAAAATGGGCCGAAAAAATTGGTACAAAATATTCTGTTTATGTTAACTCAGGGTCTTCGGCAATACTTTTAACTTTAGCGGCATTACAACACACCAATCGTCTAAAAAATAATAAAATTATTGTCCCTGGTTTAAGTTGGGCAACCGATGTGAGCTCACCAATGTTATTGGGTATGGAACCAATATTATGTGATTGTAATTTAGAGGATCTATCTTGTGACTTAACTCATTTAGAAAATTTATTTATTGATTACTCCCCATCATCATTTATTTTGGTTTCACCATTAGGTTTAGTGCCCGATATGGAAAGAATAATAAATCTTTGTGAGAAGTACGATGTTATATTGTTAGAAGATGTATGTGAGAGCATGGGATCTAAATATGAAAATAAATATTTAGGGTCTTTTGGATTTGCATCATTTTTCTCTATGTATTTTGGTCATCATTTAAGTACTATTGAAGGTGGTTTTATAAACACTAACGACACAGATTTTTATCATGCATTATTGATGATGAGAAGTCACGGTTGGGATAGAGATTTACCAAAAAGAATCCAAAATAAATTACGAAACGAAAATGGAATTAGTGAATTTGATTCACTATATACATTCTATTTACCGGGATTTAATCTAAGATCAACGGATCTACAAGCATTTATTGGGTTAAGAGCGATTGACAAGTTAGATAATTATACTGAAAAAAGAAATAAAAATTTTCGATTATATAGGTCAACTATAAATGATAACCAATTAAACATTACAGATACCGAGAATAATTTCATTTCAAATTTTGCATATCCAATTGTAAACAAAAATAGGGAAATCATTATAAAGAAATTAATTGATAATGATATTGAAGTTAGACCTTTAATTGCTGGTGATATGTCTAAAAAACCTATGTGGATTAAAAATTATGGAGAAGTATCATTACCTAATTGTCAATTAATTAATGAGTATGGATTTTACATACCTAACCATCAGGATTTAACTTCTAAAGATATAAATATTATTTGTGATATTATTAATAATGTACAGATTGTATAAACCCGCCAGATCTAAAGAGGCGTATAGAGGTTTATTTTCTTATTTAACAGAATCTGTTTTAAACATGGTAAACTTCATAAAATTAAATGGGGATGATGATATAAAATATTATCATGATTTATTTAACATACCGGGATATGGTAATCAAAATTTATATGATATCTATTTAACACAAGATGAAAATGATTATAAAATAAATAACCATCTTTATAAAAATATAGAATCATTTGAAAATATTTTAAATATTGATTGTTATGGTTTTGAAAAATATAATCAGGATCTTAGGTTAATTAGTGAAAAAGTTATTAATAAGTTTTTTATACCTAATAAAACTTTAAATGAATTAATTAGTAAAAGACACCATGAAATTAATTTTAATACAACAATTGGGGTTCATAGAAGATCAACCGATATAGGTACCCACCATAATATTATAAAAATGCATGATATTTTTAATGAAATTGAATTTAATGATTTTGATAATATTTTTTTAATGTGCGATAACATATATGATACAAATAAATTTAAACAAAGATATGGAAACAAACTTATAACATATGATGAGTTTACTTCCAAAGATATGAATTTACCTTTTTTTAAAATTAATAATTCAGTTGAAGATATAGATAACCATATTAAAGAATTACTATTCGGTGTTTTTACATTATCAAAAACAAAAAATTTTATATGTACAAAATCTAATATATCTTCTTTCTGTGTTTTGTCCAATTCTAAATTAAACTATAAATTACTTAACAAATAAAATGAAAAAAGCATTAATTACCGGCATAAATGGTCAAGATGGTTCATATTTAGCCGAATTTCTTTTAGATAAAGGTTATGAGGTTCACGGAACTTTAAAAAGAAATTCAGTGTCTGAAAATCAAACATCTAGATTAGATAATGTATTTGAAAAAATAAAATTTCACTATGCCGACCTAACCGATCTTTCATCGTTAATTAGGATTATAAGTGAAATAAACCCAGACGAAATATATAATTTAGCGGCACAATCTCACGTTAGAATATCTTTTGATCAACCAATATATACCGCAAACGTAACTGGCTTAGGAACATTAAATGTTTTAGAGGCGGTTAAATTAATTAACCCAAAAATAAAAATTTATCAGGCATCATCTTCAGAAATGTTTGGTAATAATATTGATGAAGACGGTTACCAAAGAGAGTCAACACCAATGAGCCCTGTTTCACCTTACGGATGTGCTAAAGTTTTTAGTTATAATATATCCCGTAATTATAGAAATTCATATGGGATGTTTATCTCTAACGGAATATTATTCAACCATGAATCACCAAGACGAGGTACAAATTTTGTTACTAACAAAGTTTGCAAAGAAGCCGTTAAAATTAAATTAGGGTTAAGTAACGAACTTAAGTTGGGTAATTTAGACGCAACAAGAGATTGGGGTCATGCTAAGGATTATGTTGAAGCAATGTGGATGATTTTACAATTAGATAAGTCGGATGATTTTGTGTGTTCTACAGGTATATCCCACTCGGTTAAAGATCTAGTTGAATACGTTTTTAATAAATTAGAATTGGATTGGACAAAATATATTAAACAAGATGAGAAATTTTATAGACCTGAAGAACTTAACGATCTTAAAGGCGACTCAAAAAAATTAAGAGAATTCACTAATTGGTCACCAAGATATACATTTGAAACTATGTTGGACGAAATGATAGAATATTGGTTAAATATCTTAAATAAATAATAAATAAAAATTAATGGCAACAAGAAGAAAAACACCTCAGACAACTGAAGAAACAACAAATCCTTTGATATCAAGAAAGGACTTTATTAATTCAGTTATTAAGAAAAAACAAAAAAACAAATTTTTATCTGATCATCAAGAAGAGTATTATAACATATTAAAAAATAATCAGATAACTGTTGCGTCAGGACCTGCGGGTGTTGGAAAAAGTTACATTGCAATGAAAGCTGCGGTTGATTTACTTATGGACCCAAATAACTCATATGAGAAGATTATCATTGTAAGACCTGCGGTTGAGGCCGAAGAAAAGTTAGGTTCTTTACCGGGTAACCTTGAGGAAAAATTAGACCCATACATTTTTCCATCATACTATCTATTAAATAAAATTATTGGTAAAGATGCTAGAGAAAAATTAAAAGAGGCTGAGGTTATTGAGGTATTTGCGTTAGCATTTATGAGAGGGATGAATATTGATAATTCAATACTAGTATTTGAAGAAGCTCAGAATTCAACACCAAATCAAATGAAACTTTTGTTAACAAGAATTGGTTTCAACAGTAAATTCTTTATCTCAGGTGACCTTGAACAAACTGATAGATATAAAGACAAAAAACAATCAGGTCTTTACGATGCAATCCAAAGATTTAAAGATGTTAGAGATATTGGAGTATATGATTTTAGAGACGCTAAAAACGTAAGAAATCCATTAATTAGTAAAATCCTTAGTAAGTATGATGAGAATAGGGATTGAGATTAATGGGGTGTTAAGAGACACCATTGGTAAGTTCACGCAACTTTACGAAAAACATTTAATTGATGAAATTGAATCTAATAACCCAACGTATTTAATGGATCTTTCAGGTAATACTGAGGTTACACTATTAGACGATCCATTTAAATATGAAAAATTAAGTGATGTTACATCGTTAAATTTGTTAGATCATTTTTCCTTCCCATCTAAAGATGAATTATATAGTTTTATGTATGAAGAATATACAATGGAACTTTTTGGCCACGCACCATCTACAGAAATGATGACTTTTAATATTTTAAATGATATTTATCACAACCTAAGAGATAAATACGATTTAATGATTGTGTCGGACGAAATAGGTAGATCAAAACCATCTTCATTATTTTTCTTATCTAAATTTGGTTGTTTACTTGAAAAAGTATTTTTTTATAGTGAAGTAACAAAAAATGATATGTGGAATGGTGTAGACATTTTACTTACCGCTAATCCTGACCTATTATTAAATAAACCTTCTAATAAGATAGTGATAAAATACGAAACAGAATTTAATAAAAATGTTGAATCCGAACACACAATTAAATCATTATCAGAATTTGAAGATAAATTAACAAAAATTATTGAAAATGTTTAAAGTATTTGGAGATCACTATTACCTTGATTTAGATGTAATAGAAGAGTATACTAAAATTGTCCCTGATATGACGACAACGGGAGAAACCGAAAATCATATCCATATTGTTAAGTATGAAACAATTAAATATTTAATTGAAACCATAATGACAGAAAATGAAACGATAGACGAAAAATTAGGGATGAATTCATCAGAAGCATCTCTACCATTTAAAATTGCGTTTAATACACTATTATTCAAAAAAATAATAAATAAATTATAAATATATGAATCAAGAACAAATATCAAAGTTAGAGAGGTCAATCCAAAATATGAAGGATAAAACCTCAAGAATTTATTTTGTGGTACAAGATACCAAAGGTAATGCAAGAGCATCCATTAGATACATTTATCAAATGGCAATGGCTCTTAAAACAGACGGATACAACCCGATCATCTTACATGAAAAACCTGAATACTTTGGTGTGTCAGATTGGTTAGGAGATACCTATATGACAGAATTACCACATAAAGCAATTGAGGGAAGTAACTTAGAAATTTCACCTGACGATCTAATTGTCATTCCTGAAATTTTTGGTTTTGTTATGGACCAAATTACTAAATTACCTTGTGGTAAAGTTGTGTTGTGTCAAGCTTATGATCACATATTTGAAACATTACAACCTGGTCAAACATGGTCTCAATTAGGTTTCTTTAAATGTATTACAACTTCTGAAAAACAAAAAGAATATGTTGGGTCAGTTATGAGAAACATCTCATCTAGTGTAATTACACCTGTTATTTCAGATGTGTTTAAAAAACAAGAATTCCCACCAAAAACAATTATTTCAATTCACACTAGAGAACATAGAGATACTGTTAATTTAATTAAAACATTTTATTCAAAATTCCCACAATATAGATGGATTACATTCCGTGATATGAGAGGTTTATCTGAAAGTGAATTTGCAAACGCAATGAATGAAAGTTTTGTATCAGTTTGGGTAGATCAAACAAGTGGATTTGGAACATATCCATTGGAATCAATGAAAATGGGAATTCCTGTAATTGGTTTGGTCCCTAATTTAGTACCAGAATGGATGAACGAAGATAATGGTATTTGGATTAATAACCCTAATATGTTGACTGATGTTATTGCGGACGTTGTTCAAAATTGGTTAGAGGATAATTTAAATCCAGCATTATATACCGAAATGGAAAAAACAATTTCTAATTACACTGATTTAACAAAATTCAATGAAGAAGTTATTAAAACATTTAGTGACATGATAAACACTCGTCTTGAAAATTTTGAAGACCAATTATCTAAATTTATAACAATAGAATAATATGAAAAATAAAAACACAATCTCAGTAATTTTACCAATTAAATCAGCGGTGTCTGGTTTCTTTGAGGAATATTTAAATAAAGCAATTGAATCTATTAAAGTACAAAAAGAACAATTTGATGAATTAATTATCGTACACACAGATGAAAATTTATTAACTAAAGTTTTAAAAGATTTTGACTTTGGTGACTTAAATGTTAAATTAGAATCTTGGACAAAAGAAGCAAATTTTGCAGATCAGATTAATCATGGTGTTAGTTTGGCAACATCTAATTGGATTACTATTTTTGAATTTGATGATGAATATGCAAACATTTGGGTTAAAAATGTTAAAAACTATATGGACATCTATCCAAATGTTGGGGCATTTTTACCTATTGTTGTTGATGTTGACGACAAAGGTGTATTTGTTGGATTCACAAATGAAGCCACTTTTGCGGCTAATATTTCTGAAGAAATGGGGGTATTAACAAACGAAACATTACACACATATCAAAATTTCCAAATTGCGGGAATGGTAATTAGAAAAGATCTTTTTGTGGAATATGGAATGATTAAAAGTAATTTTAAATTAACATTTGGTTATGAATTTTTATTAAGAATGACTCAAAATTCAGTTAAATTTATGACAGTACCAAAAATTGGTTATAAACACAGTAACTTACGTGAAGGATCTATTTTTTGGAATTATAAAAATGGGGAAGATCGTCTTTCCGAAGATGAAGTTAAGTTTTGGATAGATTCGGCCAAAAAGGAGTATTTCTTTAATACTCAAAGAGAAATAAATTACGAACCCCAAGAAATTTAATGTCTGAAAATGAAAATGTATTAGATAATATTGATGGATCGAAAAAGAAGGGTAGAAAACCAAAATCAAATAATTATTTTGATGAAGTTGAGGAAAATGCGGTTAGAGAATATCTAACCGCAACCACAATGGATGAGAAAAATAGAATATATAACAATTATTTAAGAATACCCTTAGACAAAATGATATCGTCAATTATAAGACGATATAAGTTATATAGGAAAGATATGAATTTTGAGGAAATTCATATAGACACACATTCATTTTTAATGACAAAAATCGATAAGTTTAAACCGGCAAAAGAAAAAAAGGCCTATTCTTATTTTGGTACTATTTGTAAAAATTATTTGATGGGTCAAATAATGAAAGATCAAAAAGAAACCAATAGAAAAATATCCTATGAAGATATATCTGCCGATTTACAACATAGTCCTGATATGATATATCATATTGATGACGACACTCTTACAACAGAAGAAATAATTAAAAAGTTTTTAATAAAACTAAAAGATTCAATGGGCGAGAAAGCAATCACAGAACAGGAAGTTAAATTAGGACAAGCGTTATATGATATATTTGAAAATTATAATGATATATTTTTAGATACAAGTAATAATAAATTTAACAAAAATGTCATCTTGTTTGAATTAAGGGAAATGACAAATTTAAGTACGAAAGAAATAAGAACTTCGATTAAAAGATATAAGAAAGTTTACTTTCAAATGGTTCAGGAATTGTTAAAATAAAAAAACAAATATTTATAAGTATGCCAAGACCAAGTAAAAAAACAATTAATTTAACTAAGGACTCAATGTTATCCTTAATGCAGGAAATCTACAATGAATTAGTAGAACAAAGAAATACTGCAATTAGAATACAAAACAAGATGTTGACAATGATGAAAGAACCGGAAGACATGACTCTTATTGGACCTGTTATTGAAAAACAACAAAAAATTATTAATGATTGTGTTGAGAAAAAATTATCACTATCAAAATTACAGGCTCAAATTTGGCAAAAATCAACGGAAAAAGAAGATGATTTTACTTTATCCGATATGGATCTTGATGACGAAACAATCCAAAATTTAATACATAAAGATATTTCTGATGATAAAAATTATAAAATGAAATAATTATGCCATTAGATATAGATGACGGATATAAAAAAATTAAGAAAGAAGTAACCACAAAACAAAAGTATAATCAAGTAAAAAAAGATATTAAAAAACTTGAAAAGAAAGCTGGTGATTCATTTGAAGATTGGGGTGGTGGTTTAGAAAGTAAATTTGGTAAATTCGCCAATAAACAATTATCATCCGCAGAAAAGGCAAAACAAAAATTCCAAAAAGATTTTAAAACTCAATTTGATCAAATGTTAGAAATTAAATTTCTAACTCAAAAAAGTGGAGACACAAAAACAACAAAATATTTAAAAAAAACATTTGTTACCGCAATTGAACAAATAAAACCTCAAATATTTGATATTGTTTCAGAATTAGGTGTAAAGGCGGTTGGGTGTGAATCAGAACAAGAGTTTCCCGCAAATAGCACATTTTATATAAAAGTGGGAGCCGTTGATTTTGTTGGTCTTTTAAAAGAAGATCCATCTAATATGGTTGGTAAAGTATCTTATGAAAAAGATCCAATAACATATAATACAACTCCATTTTCAATGAACAAAGAGTTGTATAATAGAATACAAAATATTAACGTACCGTATTCTTCACCGTCATTTGCCGGAGTTGATTATAAAGGCCCATCTACTCAGGACTTATTTGATATAACTTATGTGGAAAATTATAATGATATTAATGGTAACTTGGTTGTGGGTAACTTTTTTAAAATAGATTTAAAACCAAGATCAAATAATACTAATAAAGTATCGGAGTTCTTCAAAGATTATTATTCCTCAATAGATATAATTGATTATAAGTATTTATTCACAAATTTAATAAATCAATTAACAGGTGCGATCTCAATAGAGAAAAAAGATGGTGATAAAAAACTGATTGACTTTACGAAATTTTTAATGGTTATGAAACGTATATTTGGGATGTGTTTTGATGAAACCAAAGAAATTGATGTCTCCGGTGTTGCAAAAATATCTCAAACAGATGTGGTTGACGATGCATTTTTTGAATTTACTGAAGTTGATTTAAGATATATTGATTCTGTAGTTTCTGACATTAAATTAGGTGTTGTTGAATTTGAGGAATGTGGGTCTGTTAAATTACCTGTTGAGGTGAATTCGGTGTTAGACACATTGGATAGTTTAATATTTAACCCTGGTACAAATAATAATAATGAAATTAATAATGCGGCAGAAAATATTACAAAAACATTTGAAAGGAAGGGTCTTAATTTAGATCTTAGTTTCCTAAAAGAATACCCAAGAGCTTTATTAATGACAATATTATCCCCAAAAACAATTCTACCAATAATGATTATGGCTAAATCATTAGGTCAGGACACTGTAGATTCGGTTAATTCTTTAATGGAATTTGCGAAAAAATTTAAAACATACATAGTCCAATTAGCATCTAAAGTAATGGCACTTTTTGTAAAGATACTTTTTGACATAATAAAGGCCGATATTATTGCTTTAACTCAATCAATATTGGCGGATATAAAAGATGAATCGATTGTAAAAAAATCATTGTTGGTTTTATCTTTAGTTGCATTAATAACAAAAATGGTAACAGATTTTAGACAATGTAAAAGTGTAATAGATGATTTACTATCTGTTTTAAGTTTAGTTGAAAAGTCACTAAAATCACAAAAAAAACCTTTACCATATGCTTTGTTGGTTGCAAGTAGGGTTTTAACGGGGTTTTCAAAAACAAGAGCAATGTTAAAAGTTATAGAGAAATTTGATGAGTTAGGATTACCCACAGGACCTATGCCAGATGGAAGTCCAAATTTATTTTTAGCTGCGGCAGATGCAATAATTGGGGCAATTGATGAAGAAGAAACAAAAAATGGTCAGGTACAAATTGCGGTGGATCCATTAAGTGTTTTACCTATTGGTATAACAATACCCCAAGTAGTTTACGGAAAAAAATTATAAATTATGGAATACAATAGTGAAAATATTAAAGTTACCGCTAGTGAGATTGCGGAAATAATTAAAGAACATAAAACAAGATCTAATAAAGATTTGGTGGTTGCCTTGGAATTTGTTAAAAAAGATTTTGAATTAACTAAAGAAAGTTTAATAAAAATGACCGAACATTTAGATAAATTAGAATTTGCGTATAATAAAATATTAAAAGAGTATAAATCAAGAAATGGAAAATAATAAAATGATATTTTTTGGTAGGGTCAAAGATATTGATGACCCATTATTAATTGGTCGTATTAGGGTTGAACCTAAAGATGAGGTAGAGGCATTTATATATCCTGAAAACTTTAACCCAAAAACCGATAAGTGGAAACAAAACGACCCGTTAATTTTTACCCCATTAATACCTTATTATTTTAATCAAATTCCCCAAGTTGGAGAATATGTTCATATATTCTATTCCAATAAGGCAGAACCTATTGATGCAAACAAATTTTATATTCAAGGACCAATAAGTCGTCCATGGAATAATAAAAAAGAAGATTATAATAACGCCCAATCAGTATTAGCGAGTGGTGAAAAATTACAACAAGCATTTTCACCAATAGATCCAACAACAGGTAAAGTTAATGTTTCATTAACTGGTGTTTATCCATTACCGGGAGATAATGCTGTTTTAGGTAGGGGAACTGCTGATATTGTTGTAAAAGAAAATGAAGTTTTAATAAGAGCGGGTAAAACATTATCATCAGGTAATAATAATATACCTGTAGTTAGAAACGATTTAAGAAGTTTCTTACAGATATCAAGTTTTGAATTAGAGAATGTTAATAATGGAACTGAAACGGTTACCTCAGAAACGTTTGAAGACATCTCAACAAAAACATATGTACAATGGTCGGTAACTAATTTAAATTCGGTATCCACAACATATGATGGTAAAGTAAGTGTGTATTCATTACCCGGTAATAATGATAATTACAAAGTATCTGTTATTAATCAAAGTATTGATTTACTTGCCGGTCAAACAATAAGTCCCATTTACGAAATTACATTTATAGGTAAATCGTTAAGTGAGGCCTCCACTATTATTAATGAATTAATAAGAGGAGTGAATGAAGGTGAGATTTCTTGGGATCCATCTTTAGGGTATCCAAATCAAACGATTAGTAATCAGTTTCCGTTTTTTTATGGTCCTGATCAAACAACTTATGAATACATTGTCACAGGATTTGCGTCATTAGCAAACGCATCATCCAATATATTACAATCAAGTAAAGTAATGTTACTAAACAACAAAGTATCTTTAAGTTACGCATATGATGAAAGAGGTTTTGGATTAGTGTGGAAAAGATCTCCCGAAAAATTAGGAATATTACCTGAACTTAAAAGTATTGATATTGAAAAACGTGACTATTTAGTACAACCCGTCACTTACTCAGTATTAGGTGGTGACAAATTATATTTATTAACAAATAAATCCAAAGGTAAATTTGAGATAGATTTAAAAGACACTCTTTATGGCATCCCCCAACCTAAATTAGCAATAGAAATATATAAGAAAACAAACTCAATGGTAAGGGGGGAAGAACTTATGGATCTATTAAATCAGATAGTTGACTTCATGTTAACACACGTACATCCATTCCCTGGCTTACCACCAATTAAAGAATACCCAAATGCGGGAGTTTCGGGTAGAAAAATTCAAGAAACAATTAATAACGCTGAAAATAACATTCTAAATCAAAATATCCGAATTAATTGATATTTATATAAAAAAGTATAATGTCAATTAATAATTCATATTTTAGTAGGAATAACACTATAATATATAATAATCTAACAAATACAGGTAGAAACCCTGTAATGGAATTATATTATGGTGAGGATGGTATTGTTAACCCAAGAGGGTTTAGCAGATTTATTTTTGATATTGATCTAAGTTTACTAACTCAAAAAATTAATGATGGTACAGTATCAACAGGATGTACGTCAGCAATGACACATACCTTAAATATGACTAACACATCATATTTTGATAAGGACTTCTTAAATACGTCAACATCTCAAGGAAGATATAGGGCAACATCATTTGATTTATTCTTATTTAGAATACCACTTAATAATAGTACAATACCTGGTACCCCACAAAATTGGGATGAGGGAGTTGGGTATGATTATATCCCAACAACAACTGTGGTATTTGAAGATAAAAATTATTCAGATAGACCATCAAATTGGTCAGCAACCACAACAATAGATAGTTGGCAAGAACCTGGAATATATAGTAATACTAATACGGGATTATTTAATTATAATCAATTACAAATTATAGATACCCAACACTTTGAGTTTGGGGATGAAAATATTGAGTTTGATATGACAAATGAAATCAACTCAATATTAAACGGTTCTATTAGTGATCCGGTTGGTTGGGGTATTGCTTATCTACCACAAGTAGAAAACATCTCAGGGACCACCGGAACGTATTCTGTGGGGTTCTTTACAAGACATACTCAAACATTCTACGAACCTTTCTTACAAACAAACTATGATGACCTAATTGAGGATGATAGAAATTTATTTGTATTAGGTAAAGTTAACAAATTATATCTTTATGTTTATGAAGATGGTGACTTCCAAAATTTGGATTTTGATCCTGTTGTGGAAATTAGAGATACTTCTTGTACTGCTATACCAGGGTTAACAGGTTTAACAACTTGTCGTAGAGCAAAAGGTATATATGAAGTTGTTATTCCCCCACTGATTGGATATAAAACACCTTGTTTATTTAATGATGTTTGGAGTAACCTTTATTTGAATGGATTCCCGTTACCAAATGTTACCAATGAGTTTGCAATATACCCATTACAGAAATCTTTACAGATTGGTACATTGTCTCAGGAACCATCAATTTATGGTTTTGATTTTTATGGTATTAAACAAGATGAAAAAATATTAAATACCGATGTTCGTAAAGTAGGTGTGGTCATTAAAAAGGCATACACAACTAATCAACTTTTACTTAAAGTAGATGCTTCTTATAGAGTTTATGTGAAAGAAGGTTCTACTGAAGTACAAGTACAAGATTGGACCAAAATTAATAGAACCCCTAATGAATATTACTTTATATTTGATACAAGAGATAAAATACCTAACGAATATTTTATTGATATAAAAGTGTTAAGTAGTGGTGAGGTTAATACTTATAAGAAACAGATTAAGTTTCAAATCGTAAATAAAAAATAATAAAAAACAAAAGTCATGGGAGACGGAGAATTAACAACAATAAGCGCTGGAACACTATCAACGATTTGTGTTCAAATATGTACTACGGGAGCCACCGGTTCTACTGTAGTATCTGTAAACCCACCTCATCCAACTTGGAGTTCTCAAGATGGTGGTGATGTGGTACAATTAAACATGGTACTCCTTGGGGGTAACGGATTAAATGGATAAATTATGAAAAAAATAATTAAACTAAAAGAATCTGATCTTAGTATGATCATTAAAAAAATCCTTAGAGAAAATGAGGATAGAGGAAATAGATATATGTTTTTTTCTAATTTAGAGCAAATGAGAAGACAATGTGATTTATTATTAGATTTAGATCCTGAAATGGTTGAATCTATTTTAGAAAATGGTCACGATTGGGCTCAAGATCATATTGCAGAAGCAAAAAACAATATGGATCAAGTTTTTGATTTCATTATGAATGAATCAAAAAAAGATGGTATGGAATTGTCTATGAATATTGATGATAAAGATATGATAATGTCAGAAGAAGATGATATTATTGATGATTTGGCGATGACAGAAAAAGATCCTGATAAAGCATTGGCTTTATATCAGATGAATGAAGGAAGAAAAAAAACAGGAACACCACTTTGTGCTAGAGGTAAAGCATCGGCCAAAGCAAAATATGACGTATATCCAAGTGCTTATGCTAATGGACACGCAATACAAGTATGTAAAGGAGAAATTAAGGGTCTTGACGGTAAAAAACAATGTTCGGGGACTTATTGCTAATAATTTAATAAAAAATTTTTTTATTTAATTTTTATAAATATCTTTGTACCATAAATTAAAAAATATGTGGATAAAAAAATTAATAAAAAGAATAAAAGTTAGATGGATTCTTTGGACAAAAAGATCATCTATGATGAAAACATATCAAGAAGAGATAGTTTCTTATGAGAAAACTTGTTTTAAGATATGTCTAAAGTTAATTTCAAATCCTAATTCAGAATTTATGATTGCACCAATGTCTCAAAAAAGATACATTGTAAATAATATATTTGGGATTTTTATTGTAATGGATTATGGTAGAGTTGAAATAACTAACCATGTTTTTAATTATAATGTAAAATTATCTGAAAGAGATTGGCAAAGATTAATTTACATATTTGATATTGAAACAGAAAAAAGACGTACTCAAACAGAAAGTGATGTTAACTCAAGGATAACACATTCGTTAGATATGGTTTTAGAACGTATTTCTAATCTCAAATAAAATTTTATCAACTAAGGAATCTACGGATTCCTTTTTTGTTTTGTATGAAGTCATAACTGGTTTTTGACCCTTTCCTGTTTGTGTGTCATTTTTTTCAGCCTTTCTTTTTTGTTGACAAGCGGCCTTTTTTTGTGAATCACTCATTTTACCTGCAACACCTGCAGCTCTACATTTTGGGTACGAACCTTTAGATGTGTCTTGTCTTCCGCATGGTGGATGTTTACCATCAACTTTACGACAAATATCAACCCAAGGTCCTTTAGGTTGTTTAGATCCTTTTGGTTTCTTCTTTGTACCAAACCAAACAGCTAAATCTTCAGAAATAACATCATTGTTTAATTCATCCCATTCATCTAATTTAGTTACGGTTTTTTTTGTGTTAAAATTTTTAATTGGTTTTGCGTCAGTATTTTTTCCCGGTAATTCATTCATAACACCCGCATCGTCAGCCCACGCAAATGAATCGGGATTATTTTTCATATAAGCGGCAATTTTTTCCGCCATTTTTTCTTTCTTTTTAATTGTTTTTGGGTCTGTTGACATTTTACCATCTAAACTATCATGGTCTAAAGATGCGTCATCCCAATCAGTCACATATTCTGTAAATGGGGCCATTTGATTTTTATCAAATTGTCTATATCCAGGTAATAAAGGAGAAACATATGATCCTCTAGTTGACTTTTCCGAAGTCGCCTCTCTTAATATTTTCTTTATAAAATTATCGGTTATCATTACTATAATAAATATTAGGAATATGGAAAAAAATGAAGAAACTAATAAATTATTTGGAACATTATTTGGGTCAATAGATCTATTAAATGAAAGCCATTTAGATGCGATATTATTGACTATGGATAAAGACCATGCAATACACTATTTGGTTGAATCTGTTAAATCTGCACATCAAAGAGGTGCTTTCACCATAGGTGAATCCGAAGTTATTTCTAAAGCCATACGAACATTATCAAAAAATGAATAAATAAAAAAAGGTCAGATTTCTCTGACCTTTTTCGTATTCGGTTTTTAATTGATTATCTCAATTCTCTCAAGTCGAATGTTCTAACTCCATCAACTGTGATACGTCCGTAGAAACGGTTGTTAACCATTTTCTTAGCGTATCTTGTCATAATACCTTTGATAGGTGTGAAGTTGAATGGGTTGTACATTGTAGGTGTCAATTGTAGAGGTACATACGGTGCGTAGATGTAACCTGTGTCTAACAATGATGTTCCTTTGTGTCCAATCAAAACTTGGTTTGGTGGGAAGTAAGGATCACGGTACACTTGGTAACGTCCTGCTAAAGTACCAACTCTTTCGATACCCATGTTATACTGATCTTGCTCAGGAGATGCGTTAGATACGTGGAAGTATTCTAAATCATCAAAGATTGCTGAAACCTCAGAAGATACAACGATCCAGTTAGCTCCACCTCTCAATGTAGATTTGTGGATTTGTGCTGACAATTGGTTGATTGCTGTAATCAAAGTTTGGTTCCAATCTTTTTGAGTGTAAGATGTAGTTTGAGAAATTCTTCTCCATCCGTTGTAGTCCCAACGTAAGTTCCAAGCCGCTCCTTTTCTCAAGTCACGTAAGATCTCACGGTCAATCTCTGCTGCTACTTGCTCAGATAACAATGCTGTTAACTCAGCCTCAGCGTCGATGTTATGGAATGCTGCAACGTCTTGAGCTAACTCAGGAGACCATTGTGCTCTTAATTTTCTTTCGGTTACAGAAACAGTTACTGAATCTAAATCGAAAGAAACCTCTCCAATTTTATCTTCGAATTCCATTTCTTCATATCTTCTGAATACAGCTACGAAAGAAGTTGCAGAAGTCGCAGAGAAAATAGTAGTACCTGTGTAACCATCTAAAGATGTAGAATCACAATCAGCACATACTGGACAAGATAAATCAACTTCTAAGTAGATACATCCATCTGCAGAACAGATATTTTTGAATGAACCACCGTTACCATCAGTTGGCCAAGTTGTAGTCACAGTGTTACCGTATTGAACGATACCTTTACCGTATTGTTGAGTAACAACTCTAAATAATAGAGGAACTGCAACACCAGCACCTGCACCTACAACATCACAAGGAGTAGTTGAAGAAGAGAATGTACTTAAATTAGTAAAGATTTTAAGATCAGAAAGGAAAGATTCTGAATCCATTTCGTTTCCATCAGGTCCGATTAATTTACCCGCTCCTGTATCAGCAAAACCACACATTTTAATAATTAATTTTCTTTGGTTACCTGCCGCAATTTGAACTCCTCCTGCCGGTACACCACCAGCAACAGTTGCGTCAACTAATGATCCACTTGACCATGCTTGAAGAGTTGTAGTTGCAGTAACTGCCGACCAACGACCTTTAGAGTAGTCAAATAATCCTGGAGGATCTAAACCTGCCTCACCACCTTCGTAGAATAAATCGTAAAGATTTTTTCCGAATGCTCCTGCATTGTCAGGATATCCTGCTCCTGGTCCTGAGTTACCTGTACCACCTGCTGTAGGTCCGTTAGGTGCTCCGATTGGTGCGTAGTGGTCACCTGATGCGTTTGCAGTACCACCATTATATCCTTGGATACGAGGTACAAAGTAGAATAATTTACCGATCGGTAAGTTCATTGCTTGTACAGAAACGATATCGTTAGCCAACAATTTAGAGAAAACTCTTCTTACGATAGGGAAAACAACTGTTTCGAACGCTCCGTTAGAACCTTCAGATGTTGCTTCGTTAATCAAGAAAGAAGCTTGGTTTTCATACAACTGTGCTACGTTTTCTTTTAGGTGGCCTCTAAGACCTTCAAGGAATCCTAATTTATCCCATTTGTTAATAGTATCTTCTTTGATAACTTTAAGGTGTTTTAAACCGATGTTACCAACAAGACCTGATTCTAATAATGCTCCCATTTTTTTGGTTTTTATTTTATTTGTTTATTTTTTATTTTATTTTTGACATTAAATCTTTCATTCTTAAGAATTGAGGATTTTCATAAGTTTTAGATTCAATTAAATTAACTGCAGATCCAGATGATGGAGTTTTTTCAACAGTTCGTTCAAATGATTCACTAATTGTATTATTTTCCTTAGAACTTGAGTTTGAAAGTTCGTCTTTTACAATTCTATACAAATTTTTAGATTCTTTAAGAGTTTCAACGCTATCAAATCTTTTTAAGATGTTGATTTTTTCTTGTTTTGTAGTTGAGTGTTCTGTAAACAAACGTGTAGCGTAAGCCAAGTTTGAATTGAATACCGCAACCTCATTCAATTTGTCTCTAAATACATTTAATGCATTTCTATACTCTTCATTTTTTTCTCTAAGAACTTGTAATTCTCTATTGTCAACACTTTCTTTTTTAATTGCCGTGTTTGCTTTTGAATGTGCTCTTGGTTTAGGTAAACCACCTTTTCTAAAATTAGAACCATTACCTAACGTACGAGACGCTTCTTTGGTTTCCATTTTTTTAACGGTTGTGTTTTTACCTTTCTCCATGTTTTCACCTTCCTTATATTCAAATTTCGCTTTACCCATACCAACTCCTCTGGTTCCTTGTTTCATTTTTGTTTTGAAACCTTGTCCTTGATTTGGTTTTTTGTCGTATTTGAATTTTGATGCGTTACCCATACCAACTCCTTTTGCCTTGAAATTAGATTTTGATTCAATAACAAATTCCTCATCTAAATCTTCTTCTAATTGAGACCAATCTGTTTCAAAATCAAGATCCTCATCCTCATCTTCAGGGTCATTACGGTGTCTGCGACCCATATGATAACGCTCTTCCATTTCACCACCTAAGTGTTTAGAGTATTCTTCACCATCATCATCATCTTCTTCATCTAACATGATTTCATAGATTGTTTCGGTAGTACCATCCTCTTCTTCCATCCAAGATTCTCCAATCTCATCGTTTTTCATCATTTCGATTTCATCTTGCTCTTGTTCGGACTCACTTAATTGGATAAAATAGTCAACATCGTTATTTTCATCAGATAAATGTATCATATCATCTTCTTTTTTAACAATGACACCATCTTCAGGTCCCATAGCCTTGAAAACTTTTAAAACGTCTTCTGAGGATGCTCCCGTTAGGTCAAGTGTGTCATCATCTTCGTCTTCGTCGTCGAAGTCAGCATCAATAGATAGCCCATCTTCGTCTCCGTCGTCGAAATTATCAACATCATCATCAGATACGTCAGTATCGTCAAACTCAGCATCTACATCAATCTCCTCGTCGTCGTCTTGCTCGTTAAGGGACTCTTTTACTAATGATCTGATTTCTTCCTTCATTGTAGAAGCAAGTATTCCTTTTGCGTTTTCGTTAATAACTTCTTCCAAATTTCTCATTTGTAAGAAAGTATCTTCAACCAATGATTTTTCTTTGCTCATTATAGTTTTGTTGTTTTTACAATATAAATAGTATGTTAATTGAAAAAATTCACATTTTTATAACAATGAGGCAAAAAAAAATGGAGATATTAAAAAATACCCCCATTTTAATAAAATGTAATTAAATTAAAAATTAGTCGATAACCTCATCAATTTTACTTTCTGTAATTGAAGTAATTCTCCAATCCATTGTGTAATGTTCATATACTTTGGTTACTTTAGCCTCAACATCAGTAGGGGTATAACCCATAACTAACTTCTCTTCTCTAACTTTTCTAACCTTTCCTGATTCGCTGTCTAACAAATCTGATGTGATTTTAGCCACAAAATACTTTTCTCCTTGTTCCATAATTTTTTAATTTTATTAAATCATAGAACTTATTTTTTTATTTGTCAAGAAATGAACTTAATTTATCCATTAAACTTTTTGTTTTCTCAATAGATGAGGATTCCATTCCAGTTGCTCTTTCTAAATTCATTTTTTTATCCTCATCTAAATTCTCCTCATATTTTAATCGGTCATTTTTATCTAAGAATAAATAAGCCCCCGGTGTAGACGGAGAAGATACAAGGTCAAAACAAATTAATTCAAAGTCATCTTGTACTTCATTTTGGTCCCCCACTTTTTTAAGTGATCCTACCCCACGAGAAGAAATACCTAAAGTAACTCCTTGTCGTAAATAGTTTGCTGCTAAATCCCCCTTTGTGGAAACAATACCACTTTCATGAAAACCAGGACTTGTAAGTAATTTTATTTTACCTAACAATACATTACCATCCCACCATACTTCTGTGATAATGTGAGAAACACGATCCAAATCAATCAATGATGATTCAGGGTGATTTAATTCAGAGAGAGCGGTTCCCTTTTCAATCATCTTTTTGTAGTTTTCCGACTCTCTCTTTAATATTTTCTCAGGATAAACTCTACCATTTCTATTAGGGGTATTGTACTTCTGTAATACCGCATAAAATTCAAATGGTTTAGAGTGGTCAAGCATATTTCTTGACTCTTTTAATATATCTAAATTACGACCCTCATTAGGATTAATATATCCCGCATCATATTCAATAAGAATACCTTTACCCGAATCTTGGGGTCCTAAAATTTTATAACCGCTCATAGTATTTTTTTATTATAAATACTAAACTTTTTCGGTTTTTACTTTAATTGGTTTAACATTCCCATTTTTTGTTAGGTAAAATTTGAAATTATCATTCTTATGTAATACGTCATTATATAATCCCTTAACAATTTCCTTTAATTTACGTTTGAGTTTTAAATCTTTGAAATCCACCTCATCAATAAGATAGAGATTAATTTCTAAATTCATAAATGATTTCTTTTTTAGTGATAATCCACTTGTTCTTAGATCCATATCCACAATAAACTTATCGTCAAACATTTGTTTATCTATGTGGTTGAATACTGAGTGTTTAATTGATCGGTTCATATTTAATACGAGCCTTGTCCAGTTCTCTACTTCTATTTTTGGTTCCGCCCATGTTTGGAGGTTCAAATACAATGACTTGAAATTTTTTGAATCTACTGTTCCGTAGGTAATTTTTGAGTTTCTAAATCCACTCAGTTTTGAGGTTTTCCCTTTTTTCATTTGATATTTCCATAATACAATGTTTATTTTATGAAAAAATAGTTAATTTTGTGATATATATCAAATATAAAATAAAATCTTAAAATATATTATGTTAATAGTACACGTAACCAAAAATGGGGGGATTGAAAGAGCCCTTAAAGAGCTGAAAAGTAAGGTGATTAAAACAAGACAAAACTCTCACCTAAATGATAGGAAAGAGTTTACTAAAAGGTCTGTTAAAAATAGAGAAATCCTTAATAAGGCTATTTATCGTCAAAAAATTAAAAGTAACGATTAAAGATTATTATTTAATTCTTGTAGTTTTAAATAAGTCAACTTATCAAATGATTCAGAACTAACTTTTTCAATTGTTTCATTGATTGCATTTCCTACTTCTTTATCTTGCTCACTCTCTTGGATTTTCTCTAACTTGGAGATTACACTCTCTTTTAAAGAGTTATATTTTTCTTTTAATTCATCTTCATTAGAAGACAAAATAGTTTTTAATTTTTTCTGATCAGATTCACTTAGATTACTTACGTAATTACTAATAGTTTTGTTTGCTATTCCCACCATAGTTTTTAAAGGTACATTAATAACTTCTTTATTCTCTTTCGGGGATTTTGTAATTGTTTCCAAAATTGTTTTTTTACTTGTAATTTTTTCTTCTAACTTTGTAATACCCGTTGAGAATAAATTATCAACGACATCATATTCATTACCATATTCTGATCCCTCAACCCAATCATTTAAAGGTTTTAAATCTTTTGGTGAAATTTTGTTTATTGAATTTTCATAAGCGGTAATACTTTGATTAATATATTCGTTTGCAATGGATTCATTTAGACCTTTATTCGTTGTTAATTCATCATATAGATAAAAAAGTTTAGAAACATTTTTATTCTTTAACACCAAAGAGTTAAATTTAGACATATCAGTTTTAATTGTATCATTTTTGTATGATTCAACTAATTTGTTTTCTATTTTTGATTTTAATTTACCGAATTTCATAATCTTTTTTATTATAAATATCAATCTCTTAATAATTTGCTCAGTTCATTTTCAATTGAACCTAAAGAATTTCTACCTTTAGATAAATCAATGTACTTATCACCATAAATATCATCACTTTCTAGTAAGATATTTAAGTTATCATTTTTCTTTCCTTCAGGTAAAGTTTCTTCTTCAGGTGGAGCCCCTGGTGCCGCTGGAGCTTCAGGTGCCCCACCAACTTCTTCACCCCCTAATGGTGGTAATGGAGGTTCAGGTGAAGTTTCTCCCCCACCTCCGAAGTCAGGTAATGATCCTCCACCTCCGAATGATCCTCCACCACCACCTGATGGAGGTGCTCCTCCTGCTGGTGGATTTTCTGTCGAACCTGATTTAGATTTATATAATCTATCCACAACATCAAACATACCTGTATGTGTAATAACAGTTGCGGTATTTGCTAATTCAGCGGCAACCGCTCTTTCTAATCTTTGTTGTTGTGTGTCTAATTTAATATCCTCATCTGAGAAACCAAAAATATGTTTCTTAGCCCAAGTTGCCGAAGTTGGGGCCAAACTATTAGGTATTTCTGACACTAAATCTTTATATAATAATACTTTTTCTTTCCAAACATCAATCATTAATAAATCAGCTTGTTTCGAAGGATTGGTTAACCCTAATGTAAAGTTTTGTAGATCATCCTCAAAACCTAAAATAAATAAGTGAATGATTGCAATTTTATTCATTTCTGCAATCATTGCTTTTTGTATTTTATTAATAGTTCTTGCAAAACGAATATCTTGTAATGATAAGTTCTTACCATCACCAACCACTTCCTCAAACCCTAAGTATGCTTTTGGTACACGTAATGCGGTCACTAATTTCTTTTGGATGTATTCAATATCCGCTATTTCAGATAAGTTCTGAGCTCCTGGTAATGTCTCAATCGGCATTGTTTGTGTAACATCACGTACAGGAACAAAATAATCCTGATCCACAGCCATTTGGTTAAATCTCATATCCACGTTTCCTGTTTTATTATCAACGATTTGATCACGCTTAAATTTGTTTGCAACACGTTGTACGTAAGGTTCAACATCTTTATCATCCATATTACCAACAAACACTTTAAACACTCTTCTTTCAGGTGCTCTTGATGTCCTATAGATTAACATCGCATCTTCCGATAATAATAATTGTTTCCAAATTCTTCTTGCTTTCTCCAACATGGAAGTTCCGTAAGGTAGTTTTCTATCATCACCAAGTAATCTAAAGTGAGCAACCTCCCAACTATTAAATTCCATGTCTTTTACTTTCCATTTGAATCTTAACCCTTTTTCTTTTGGGTCAACTTCGGCATTTACTGATTTTGCTGCCATTCCTCTTTCTAATCGTTCAATCTCAATGTTTGGTAATTGCATACAACCAACAATACCCTTTTCGGGGTCTAATTTTAGATACACAAAATTGTCACCATATTTACAGGTATTTCTTGTCCACATCTGTAAATTGGTATTAACATCCAATACATTATTAAATAAATCAGTTAAAATACCTTTTACCCTTTTTGATTCGGAATATATTTGTAAAATAAAACCATCTTGATTTGGAGTTGTTGATTCTTCAGCATATATATCTAATGCGGTTGATATCTCAGGTGTAAATTCCATTGATTCATAATCATAAAATGCCGCCAATCGTGTTGGTTCATAGTAAATTGCTTGAGTATAAAGATTGTTTTCAATTTTTGCCCATTGACCCGATAAATACATGGATTGTTGAGCCTGTAATTTTTCCTTTTCATACTCTTGTTTATTTGTAGTTTTAAGTAACTCTTTTTTATCTAATGAGTATGTGGGTAAATCTTGACCCAATAAGGAGTTCGGTCCAAATGTTTTGGATAACCTTTGCCAAATTGTTAGATTTTGATTATTATTTTCCATATTACAATTTTAAGTATAACAATAAATATCTAAATAGTTCTATTTAGTATTCGTAGGGGTTACAGTTGGAGTAGGAGTTATTGTTGTTGTGTTAGTATTCGTTGGAGTATTTGTTGGTGTTTCAGTGTTAGTTGGTGTTGGGGTTGGAGTTATATTAGAAATCTCACAATCATTACATCCACCATATCCAAATGATGCGGTAAACGCATCGTCTATCGGAGCATTTATCTTACCAATGACTGAATAACATCCACTTGGTGTTGCTCCTGTGAATGTGTAATAGTTTACATCTCCAGGAACTATAAATCCTGGTCCTAAATCAACAACTAAAACATTTAGATTAGTACATCCTGAAATACTGTATGTAGTTATTGAACTCAAATTAGTTGAAGTTGGTGTTTGAGTTAATGTTGGCGTAACTGATGGAGTTTGAGTATTAGTTGGTGTTACACTCGCAGTTGGAGTATTAGTTGGTGTTTCTGTCGGAGTCTCAGTCGGTGTTGGTGTTGGAGTCTCAGTTGGTGTTTCTGTCACCGATGGAGTTCCTGTTGGAGTTTCAGTTACTGTAGGTGTTGGAGTATTAGTAGGTGTTTCACTAATTGTCGGTGTAGGTGTTTCAGTTACCGATGGAGTTCCTGTTGGAGTTTCAGTTACTGTAGGTGTTGGAGTATTAGTAGGTGTTTCACTAATTGTCGGTGTAGGTGTTTCAGTTACCGATGGAGTTCCTGTTGGAGTTTCAGTTACTGTAGGTGTTGGAGTATTAGTAGGTGTTTCACTAATTGTTGGCGTTGGAGTATTAGTCGGAGTTTCAGTAACAGTAGGTGTAACCGTATTAGTTGGTGTTATTGTAGGTGTAACAGTATTTGTTGGTGTTACACTCGGTGTTGGTGGTGTGACACTAAATCTTGTTAATAATGCGTTGTAATCATTGGTGATTTCTTGTTGTGATAATGCTCGGTTATATATAAATCCACACGCGATTTGACCATCCCAATAATAAACATCTTCACTGGCCTGTCCCATATAAAATAACGCATTTGTGTAAGTTATAAGTGACATGGATTGTGTAAGTATATCAACACCATTTCTATATAATTTAACTAAACCACCACCATCTGCCGCGTATGTCGCAACAATATTAACCCATTCGGTTGTACCAGTCTCAACAACATTTGAATAATAGGTTCTACCACCCACATTACCATAAACACCCCAACCATTTCCACCTTGTGCACGATAAGCGATACTATCAAATATAGTTCCACCAGAATCTGATACACCGAAGACACCTTCTAATGTAGTTCCAGTATTACCTAATTTACACCACACACTTAAAGTTCTTAATTCAATGTTTGGTGATATAATTTGTGTTTGAATGTGTTGGTCAATACCATTAAATGTGAATTCACCACTATAATTGTTAGT